AGACAGGCTATGGAAAAGGCCATGTCTTACAGTGAACAAGCCGCAGAAGGTATTTTGAATGTTGCAATGAATAGCGACAACCCCCGAGCCTACGAGGTCGCCGGTCAGATAATCAAGACGATGGGTGAACAGGCAAAAGACATGATGGATGTCCAAGAAAAGAAACATAGGATTGATGTTAAGTCTGGTGTCGATAATAAACCAAAAATTGAAACACAGAACAATATCGTTTTTGCCGGTACTACAAGTGATATTCTTAAAGCTATTCGTGATGAAAAAGATGGGACCGTCATAGACCATGAACCAGATTGAAACCTCATACCACGGCAATCCAAATCTAAAAGCAGTTGGATACCAACACGATTTCACCAAAGAACAACTGGAAGAATTTGTCCGGTGTTCTGAAGACCCCATTTACTTCATTGAAAATTATTGTAAGATTGTAACTCTTGATAAAGGTTTGCAACCATTTAAACTATATGATTGTCAGAAAGTGAAAGTAGATTTTATTATGAACAATCGTAAAACAATCTTGATGGAGGGCAGACAACAAGGAAAAACAATCACCTCGGCCGCATGTATTCTGCACTATACTATTTTTCAAGATAATAAGAACGTTGCGATCATGGCGAACAAGACCGCAGCTGCCAGAGAGGTGTTGTCTCGTTATCAAATCATGTATGAGAACCTGCCTATTTGGATGCAACAGGGTGTAAAGACTTGGAACAAGGGTGACGTTGATTTAGAAAATGGATCAAGAGTTTTCACATCTGCAACCACAACATCTGGTATTCGTGGTAAGTCGGTAAACTGGTTGTACATTGATGAGGCTGCGATCATCCCAAACAACATTGCGGATGAGTTCTTTGCTTCTGTATATCCAACCATTTCTGCTGGTGAGACAACAAAGATTCTTTTGACATCAACACCATTGGGATACAACCACTTCTGGAAATTCTGGAATGAATCGGAGAAGGGTACTAATGGGTTTGAGAATATGTTCATCCACTACACGGAGATTCCTGGCCGTGATGAGAAGTGGGCAGAAGAACAATTTAAACTTCTCGGTGAAGTAAAGTATAATCAGGAAGTTTTATGTGAATTCTTGGGATCAACAAACACTCTTATTAGTGGAAAAGCACTGGCAGTAATGTCATCAAAAGAAATTCTTTACAAGAAAGATGGGTTAGACATTTATGAAGAACCTCAAGAAAATAAATACTATGTAATAACAACTGACACAGCGAGAGGAATCGGTGGAGATTATTCTGCTTTTGTTATCATTGATATTACAGAGATGCCTTTCAAGGTTGTCGGAAAGTTTAGAGACAACAAGGTTTCGCCGCTCTTGTATCCAGACTTTATTGCAAGAGTGGCAAAAGATTTTAACAATGCGTATGTATTAATAGAAAATAATGATATTGGTCAACAGGTAGTTGACATACTGCACCAAGAACTAGAGTACGAGAATATCTTTAGTACAGTGCAAGAAAAAAACAAACAATATGTATCGCCTGGTTTTGGAAAACAAACTACTCTGGGTGTTAGAACATCAAAGGCTGTCAAAAGACAGGGGTGTTTGGCACTAAAAAGTTTGGTAGAAGAAACTAAGTTTTTAGTTTGGGATGCCGACTGTATCAATGAGTTGTCAACCTTTGTGGAAAAGGCTGGTTCTTTTTCCGCTGATGAAGGATATCATGATGATCTGGCCATGTGTATGGTCTTGTTTGCTTGGTTGTCTACACAACAATTTTTTAAAGACTTGACTGATGTGGATATTCGCGAAGGGTTGTATGACTCACAGATAAGGTACATCGAAAGAGACTTGACTCCGTTCGGGTTTGTAGAAACAGGGCATGGAGTAGAGGCAGAAGTAATTGATGGCGACTATTGGATGTGGTCAAATGAGAAAACAGATTTATTATAAATAATTCTCAGGAACACTATTTATTTAGTAAAATAAAAACACGAAGGAGAACAACATGGCTTTCCAGTTATCACCTGGCGTCCTAATCAAAGAGAGAGACCTCACCAACGTTGTCCCAGCAGTAGCTACTACAATCGGCGGGATTGTTGGAAATTACATTTGGGGGCCCGTTCACGAAATTACGTCCGTAGATTCGGAGAACAATTTGGTAGAAAGATTTGGGAGACCAAGTACTACGACTTTCTACGATTTCATGACCACCGCATCATTTTTGGCATATGGGTCTAATTGTTTAACAGTAAGAGAAGTCGGTGCTCTATCCGTGAACAGCGTTTCAGAAGGAACCGCTGTTCTTATTAAGAATGAAGATCACTATCAAGACCAATTTTCACAGGGCACCAACAGTGTTGGTCCTTGGGCATCAAAGTATGCCGGTGGTCTTGGTAACAGTCTCAAAGTTGTTATGGCTGATGCCACTTCAACTTCTAATTTAAGTGTCGCAACTATTACACTAGATGCTTCTGACACTGCTGGTGACAGAACTACTGCAACAGTGGCAATTGCCGCACCTGATTTGTTTGCAGTTGGTAGTGGTGGTATTCAAGCTACTGCAACCGCAACTGTCTCTGGTGGTAACGTTACTTCAATCACTGTTACAAACCCAGGCTTTGGTTACTCTAACTCAACTCCCCCCACGGTCACGGTGACCGCTGATGGTACTGGTGCTGTTGCTGCTACTGCTGTTATGGCAGTTGAGTGGGAATACAAGGACGAGTTTGACAGTATCCCCAATACTACTACTTGGGCTTTAAACAACGGTGCAGAAAACGACGAATTAAACATTCTCGTTATTGACGAAGATGGTGCCATTAGTGGTGTTGCTGGTACTATACTTGAGAAGTTTGCCGGTCTATCAAAGGCAAAAGACGCAAAAGATGATGTCAACTCTACCAACTACTATAAGAACGTAATCAATGATCGTTCTAAGTGGGTTTGGTGGATGGACAATCCAGCCAGTGGAACAAACTGGGGCGCATCTTCAGAAGGTGGAACATCATTTGCCTGCATGGGTGTGGATGATGCGGATCAAAATATCTCTCTCACGGGTGGTATTGATGATGCACCATCAATTGGCCAACTTCAACAGGGTTACGATCTCTTTGCAAACGACGAATTAGTTGACGTTTCTTTGATTCTACTGTCTGCACACCCAGTTTCAGTTGGTGATTACGTTATTGATAACGTTGCAGAGGTTCGCAAAGACTGTCTCGCATTCATTTCTCCGCAGAGAGGAAACGTTGTAAACAACGAAGGTGATGAGGTTGCTGACATTCTTTCTCAACCAGATCACGGTTCTTACACTCGTTCTTCTTACGCTGTCATGGACAGTGGTTGGAAGTACATGTACGATAAGTACAACGATAGATACACATATGTACCCCTAAACGGTGACGTTGCTGGGTGTTGTGTAATTACTGACCTCGGTGATGATCCTTGGTTCTCTCCTGCTGGTTTGAACCGCGGCATCATTAAGAATGCTATCAAACTTGCTTGGTCTCCCAGAAAGGCTGACAGGGATACTCTGTATCAGAAGAGTGTAAACCCTGTTATCAACACGCCTGGAACGGGTATCGTTCTGTTTGGTGATAAGACAATGCTTGCCAAACCTTCTGCTTTCAATAGAATTAACGTTCGCAGATTGTTTATCGTTCTTGAGAAGGCAATCGCAACTGCTGCAAAATTCCAGTTGTTTGAATTCAACGATGCGTTTACAAGAGCACAGTTTGTTGCACTAGTAGAACCATTCTTGCGTGACGTACAGGGACGCAGAGGTATTTACGACTTCCGTGTGGTTTGTAATGAAACAAACAACACGCCACAGGTTATCGACTCTAATGAGTTTAGGGCAGATATTTACATTAAACCTGCTAAGTCAATCAACTTCATCACTCTGACGTTTATTGCTACTAGAACTGGCATCTCGTTTGAAGAACTTGGCGCTTAATAGTACGAATAAATAACAGACAAACTTAGGAGAAAAGTTAGATGAATATTGAAGAGTTTAAGGCAAGACTTGGCGCCGGGGGTGCTCGCCCCAATCAGTTTAGGGTGAAACTCGCGTTTCCATCTTATGTGGTTGGTGTTGACACTTCTTATAGTCTGCTCGTAACTGGTGCCGCACTTCCTGCTTCTAACGTAAACCCCGCGATCATCCAGTATAGGGGTCGCGAGGTGAAGTTGGCGGGAGAAAGAATCTTTGATCCGTGGACAATTACGGTTGTAAATGATTCTGAATTCAGTCTCAGAAGTCCCTTTGAACAGTGGATGAATGGTCTGAATGATCGTGCTGAAAACACTGGTGTTCTTACACCGCGTGATTATCAGACCGACATCGTTGTTGAACATTTGGATAGAAACGATGCAGTATTGCCTGGTGGTGCTTATACACTACGCAATGCCTTCCCTATCCAGATGTCAGAAATCGCATTGAACTATGCACAGAATGATATTTTTGAAGAATTTACGGTGACTTGGCAGTATTCACACTACGATATTGATTAAGTTTTAACCGTTAATCTAGGATAAATTATGGAATTATTTGGGTATAGCATAGAGCGATCCAAACCATCTAAGGGGGAGAAATCTTTTGTACCTCCTTCTGATGATGGGTCGCTCGAAGCTATTAGAGCTGGTGGATACTACGGTACATACTTTGATATCGAAGGTACTGCTAATAATGAAAGCCAGCTAATTAAAAGATACAGGGACATCTCTATGATGGGAGATGTTGACGCAGCTATTGAAGATGTGGTCAACGACTCTATATCAAATCTTGACGATGAAAAACCAGTAGTACTTGATCTTGATAATATAAACGCTTCTGCAAGTGTAAAGAAAACTATTGCAGAAGAGTTTAACAACATCATGACTATCTTGGACTTCAATACGAAGGCGCAAGATTATTTTAGAAGATGGTATATTGACGGAAGAATTTACTTCCACAAGGTGATTGATACAGAAAAACCCAAAGAGGGTTTGAAAGATATTCGTTACGTTGATCCAAGAAAGATTCGCAAGGTCAGAGAGATCAAAAAAGAGAAAGATGCAAAGTCGCAAGTTTCTCTGGTCAAAGAAGTAAATGAGTATTTTGTTTTTGATGAAAAGGGTATTGCTCTCACTAGCAATCAATTGTACAAGACAGATGTTGCTAATGACAAAGCAATTAAGGTTAGTAAGGATGCGGTTGCGTATTGTACATCTGGTCTAGTTGACCAAGATAAAAATATACCACTGTCCTTCCTTCACAAGGCTATTCGACCTGCTAACCAACTGAGAATGATGGAGAACTCAGTGGTGATTTATCGTATCACACGTTCCCCAGAAAGAAGAATATTTTACATAGATGTTGGTAACTTGCCGACTGCAAAGGCAGAACAATATCTTAAAGATGTCATGAACAGATATCGTAACAAGTTGGTGTACGATTCTGAGACCGGAGAAATCCGAGATGACAAAAAGTTTATGTCAATGCTTGAAGACTTCTGGTTACCACGAAAAGAGGGTGGCAGAGGAACAGAGATTCAAACATTGCCTGGTGGTCAGAACTTGGGTGAGATTGAAGACGTAGTTTACTTTCAAAAGAAACTATATCAATCACTCAATGTTCCTGTCTCTAGATTAGAACAACAGGCTGGACTTAATTTTGGTAGGTCGGCCGAGATTACAAGAGATGAATTAAAGTTTACTAAGTTCATTTCTAAACTGAGGAGAAGGTTCTCCGGTGTCTTTGATGATTTGTTAAAGACTCAGTTAATTCTCAAAGGAGTTATTAACGAGACAGAGTGGCCTGCAATCAAAGAAGACATTCAGTATAGATTTGCATCTGATGCTTATTATACTGAGTCGAAAGAACAAGAAGTATTAAGAAGTAGAGTTGAAATTCTTAATCAGGTTGCACCTTATGTTGGACAACTATTCAGCAAAGAATATGTCCAGAAAAATATTTTAAGATTTAGTGACAAAGAAATTGCCTTAATAGATCAACAAATAGGGTCAGGTCAACCAGAAGATAATGTAGTAGGAGATAATAATGAGTGAAGAAGTTGAAAACGTTGAATTGGAAGTACAGGACGAAGTTGGTTCCCAAGATGCTATCAGACAAATGATGGATAAGTGGGCCGATGGTGACCTTGCTGGTGCAAACGACGAATTCTTTTCGATGATGAACAAACGTGCCGATGATATGCTCGCGGTCAGAAAGTCCGAGATCGTACCAGGCATCTTCAACGATCCAGAAATGCAAAAGATGGGTTTAGAAGCAACCCCAGAAGAATCAGAGGAAGAGTCAGATGAAGACGTTTAAAGATTTTCGTGAAGAGGCCAAACCAGTAGAGAAGGTTTCAAAAGAAGAGCCTACTGCGAATCATCCTACTGAAACTGGTACTGAGGGAGACAAGACTCCCCCGAAACAGGGTAGCTCTGAAGAACCCAAACTCACTCACGCTTGTGCTACAAAAGTGGTGCATCCTAAGTTTGGTGAAGGTAAGCCAATCATGGGAGAACACGCAGAACCTGATGCAAACGGGGATGTGTGGTGGTATAAAGTTATGTTTGAACATGGCATTGAAATGTGTGAGACATACGCCTTGGATATTCAAGAAATGGCGTCTCACGGCAACCACAAAAAGAAATACTAACGGAGATAGGTAGATGGCATTCGCAAAATCTAACTTAAAACTGACTCAAGTGCAGGCAGTTGTTAGGTGTACGGGCACTGGTGGTGACAGCGGAACCATCGATATCGACACCGATATAGTCAAGTCGGGAGAGACTGCCTCTAGTCCGACAGTAAACATAACAAGAGTACACTGGAACTGTGACAAAAACGCCGCTATAACTATCACTCGCAACAGTGTTGATATTATGCATGTCCACGGTACTGGTTTTACCGATTGGTACGGATGGGTAGAAAACACTGAAAACGATCAAGACATTGACATTGCCATTTCAAACGGTGATGCAGTTGTCTGGTTAGAACTATCCAAGGTTACTGGATTTGGTTCACAACAACACCAAGATCAGGGAACTTTAGGAGGTAATTAATGAAACTAATAACCGAAGTTACTGAAGATATTCAATATATCTCAGAAGAGAAAAACGGAAAAAGACACCTTTATATCGAAGGTGTTTTCTTGCAATCCAATATCACCAATCGCAATAATCGTTCTTATCCCAAGGAGATTATGCGAGCAGAGGTAGATAGATATCGGACTGAACAGATAGACAAGAAGAGAGCGATGGGCGAATTAGGTCACCCAGAAGGACCGACTCTCAATCTGGATCGGGTATCTCATATGATTACCGGACTTAAAGAAAGTGGTGATAACTGGGTAGGTAAAGCTAAAATCCTAGACACTCCTATGGGTAACATTGTTAAGAATTTGATGGACGAAGGCGCACAACTTGGTGTGTCATCAAGAGGCCTTGGTTCACTGAAAGAGAAGAACGGCATCAATGAAGTACAAGATGATTTTGTTCTCGCAACTGCTGCTGATATTGTGGCAGACCCTTCTGCTCCTGATGCCTTTGTTAGAGGTATCATGGAAAACAAAGAATGGATGATGATAAACGGTGTATGGACCGAAAGAGAAATGGACATTGCTCAAACGATTATTAGAGAATCTAGTTCCCGTGAACTGGAGGAGCAAAAACTCCAAGTGTTCAGTTCATTCCTAGATCGTTTATCAAAGATATAATTTTTTATAAATAATTATCAGTAACGCAAAAATTCTCAAAGGAGACAATCATGAGCGTAGAAAGTAAAATCAGAGACTTTCTGAAGAAGGGTAAGGAGATCGAAGAATCTCTGCAGCTCGCTGAAGAAGTCAATGAACTGGAAGAGAAGGCTGCTGCGGAAAACCTTAAGCCCAATGCAACACCCGGCGATTCCACAAATCCTACTCAGGGTTCTTCTAACCCATCACCCGAAATGCAAGACCTGTCTGGTACAGGTGACAAGCACGGCGGGTTGACATCCTCTATTGGTAAGGCTGCCGCTGACAAAATGAGTCAGTCTGGTGAACTTACTAACTCTGGTGCTGGCGATGCGCCCAACTATGAAACTGACGAAGACCCCCGCAAGGTTGTCAATCAGTCATCTTCAAAGGGCAACGTCAATCAAGAAGAAGTAGAAGAGTCGGAAGAAGAAGTTATCGCTGAAGACGAAGCTGTAGAAGAGTCTGAAGAAGTTGAAGTTGTTTCTGAAGAAGAGTCTATTGAAGACGCTGAAGAAGAAGTCGAAGGCGAAAGTCTCTTTGAAGGTGACATCGCTGGTCTGTTCGCAGACGAAGAACATCTTTCAGAAGACTTTAAGGTTAAGGCCGCTGAACTTTTTGAGACAGTAGTTACTGCTCGTCTTGCTAACGAAATCGAAGGTATCCAGGCCGAACTTGCAGAAGAGGCTGATGCCGCTCAAGCAAAATTCCAAGACGATATGGTTGAGAAGATTGACGCATACCTCAACTATGTTTCTGAGAACTGGATGAAAGAGAACGAACTCGCTATTGAACGCGGTATTCGTACTGAAATTACAGAAGACTTTATCAAGTCTCTGAAAACCGTTTTCACCGAACACTATATTGAAGTGCCTGAAGAAAAGTACGATGTACTTGGTGAAATGCAAGCACAAATCGAAGAACTCAAAGGAAAACTCAACGAGTCTATCGAAACACAGGTATCTCTGACTAAGGAAAGAGAAGACATGTTGCGCGATAAGATTATCGGTGAGGCATCTGAAGACTTGACAATGACAGAATCAGAAAAACTGTCATCACTTCTTGCTGATGTAGATTTTGGTGACTCGGAACTGTTTGCTGAGAAAGTTTCTGTTGTTAAGGAAAACTATTTCCCCAAACAGGGTGTAGATACTGCTGAAGTGATGTCAGATACCGTCGAAGGCGAAGGTCTGACCGAATCATCCTCAATCAGTAAGTACGCTCAGGCAATTTCAAAACAGATTAAAAAGTAAAATTTTTATAAATAAACCTAGTACAATTAAAAAAACCCCTAAAGGAGATTACAATGTATCTTTCTGAAGAAATCCAAAAAAAGTGGAGTCCTGTTCTGGATCATCCCGATCTGCAAGAGATTGCTGACCCTTATCGTAAGGCAGTAACTTCCGTAGTTCTTGAGAACCAAGAAAAGGCTCTCCGTGAAGAGAAGAATGTTTTCTCTGAAGCGGTACACGCTAACAACATGTCAGGTGAGATTGATACATATGATCCCATCCTGATCTCTCTGGTTCGTCGCGCACTCCCTAACTTGATGGCGTATGACGTTGCTGGTGTTCAACCGATGACTGGTCCTACTGGTCTTATCTTTGCGATGAAGTCGCATTACTCTTCACAGACAGGTGATGAAGCTCTGTTCAACGAAGCTGATACAGACTTCTCTGGTGCTGGTACTCACGCTGGTTCAAACCCAGTTGACGGTTCCTACACTACGGGTACTGGTGTGTCGCGTGATGACGCTGAGAGATTCGGTGATTCCGGTGGTACTACTCTGAACCAGATGGCGTTCTCAATTGAGAAGACCACTGTAACTGCTAAGTCACGCGCACTGAAGGCAGAGTACACTGTCGAATTGGCGCAAGACCTCAAGGCAGTCCACGGTCTTGACGCTGAGTCAGAGTTGTCAAACATTCTGTCTCAAGAAATCCTCGCTGAAATCAACCGCGAAGTGATCCGTACAATCTACAAAGTCGCTAAGACGGGTGCTGCTTCTACTGCAACGCCTGGTACTTTTGACCTTGACGTAGATTCAAATGGTCGCTGGTCTGTTGAAAGATTCAAGGGTCTGTTGTTCAACATCGAAAGAGATGCGAACGTAATCGCACAAGACACTCGTCGCGGTAAGGGTAACTTCCTCATCTGTTCTTCAGATGTTGCTTCTGCCCTCTCAATGGCTGGTGTACTTGATTACACTCCTGCTCTTTCTACTAATCTGAACGTTGATGACACTGGTAATACTTTCGCTGGTGTACTGAATGGTCGTTACAAGGTTTACGTTGATCCTTATTCTGCAAACACTGGTGCTGCTAGTCAGTTTTACGTTGCAGGTTACAAGGGTACTTCACCTTATGACGCAGGTCTGTTCTACTGCCCATATGTACCTCTGCAAATGGTACGCGCAATTGACCCTGACACCTTCCAACCAAAAATTGGTTTCAAGACTCGTTACGGTATGATTGCTAACCCTTACGTTGTTGATGGTTCTGGTAACACTGACGGTGATACTTTCACTGCTGATCGTAACCAGTACTACCGCGCTGTTAAGGTTTCAAACTTGATGTAATAAAAAGAATCCCTAAAGGGACGATTTTAAGGGACTCTACGGAGTCCCTTTTTTTTGGCTTAGAATCCTTATAAATAGTGTCATACATAGGAGACTATAATGGCTTACACTCCCACACTGTCACCCAATACAGGGTTGTACAATGCACATGCTAACGGTGATCTAGATTATCTGAGACCTACTGGTTTTAAGTTTCAGATACATAATATTCCCCACGTTGCATTTTTCTGTCAGGGTGCAAACATTCCAGACATTAGCATGGGGTTCCCTGTTCAGGCCACCCCGCTACAGGACATTGCATACCCAGGCGACAAGTTGACATTTGGTGATCTGAATATTAGATTTCTGATTCAAGAAGATATGGCAAACTATAAAGAACTTTACGATTGGTTGATCGGACTTGGTTCGCCAGAGAAGACTCAACAGTATAAAGACTATGTTGCAAGTCAGGAGTGGAGGACGGGTCTGTCAAATAGAACGGACAAGAGAGAGGCTCTCGCTCAGGTAAGTGATGCGAGTCTATTTGTTCTTGACTCAAACGACAATCCAAACGTAGAAATTGTTTTTAGAGATGCATTCCCAACTGCGCTGTCTGGACTAGAATTCGATCAGTCTGCTGGTGATTCACCATACTTCACTGGGTCGGCGTCATTTAAATATAGGATATATAATATTAAAACTGTGACTTGATAGGTACATTATGGCAACATTAAATGAACTTCAGGCTGAATGGGCTGAAGATTGTAAACTTGATGAATTGGATTTGGGTGGGGAGTCAACAAGAACTCCCGTATTACACTCAAAGTATGTAACATTACTCTCCAATAATAAACTTCAACTCCGCAAATCAATTGCTGATCTGAAAAGACTTGAAAGAGTTAAGTCGGATTACTATCGCGGGGAACTCTCAAAGGAAGAACTTGATAATCTAGGGTGGGAACCTTGGAGAAAAAATGCTGTGTTGCGAACAGACATGAGAGATCAACTGGACAGCGATGCAGATGTGATTCGCCAACAGGATAAAGTATATTACTTAGAAACTACCGTAGACTTTTTAGACCGAGTACTCCGCAGTTTGAATGGCCGAGGATGGGACATCAAGACTGCTGTTGAGTGGGCCAAAATGCAATCTGGGCTTATATGATTTGGGTAAAACAAAAAGATAACGTTCATGCTTATGTGGAGGCAGATGACGGCATAAGGAGAGAGATATCAGATTTCTTTACCTTTGAAGTGCCTGGGGCTAAGTTTATGCCCTCGTATCGCAACCGACATTGGGACGGAAAAATTCGTCTGTATAATATGCAAAAGTGTGAACTGTATATTGGATTGATTCCCTATCTTATTAAGTTTGCCAAACAACTAGAGTATGAGATTCAGATTGATCTTGAACCATTCGGTGAAAAGATTTCTAAAGAAGAGGTATCAGAGTTTTGTGGTGTCTTGAATCTCCGCAGTCAAAAGAAAAAAATTGAAGCAAGAGACTATCAACAGGCCGCAATTCATGAGGCGATAAGTTCTGGTAGGACTCTGCTGTTGTCACCGACTGCATCTGGTAAGTCACTTATCATTTACTCACTGATTAGATACCATCAAGCTCTAGGTCGCAAACAATTGATAGTAGTACCCACCACCTCACTGGTAGAACAAATGTACGGTGACTTCCGAGACTACTCAACCAACAACGGGTTCAAAGTGGCAAAACACTGTCACAGAATTTATGGTGGGAAAGAGAAATCAAACAACGCTGATGTTGTTATCTCCACATGGCAATCTATCTACAAGTTTCCGAAAGAATGGTTCAGTCAGTTTGATGTAGTCTATGGTGACGAGGCTCACTTGTTCAAGGCGAAGTCACTGATGACACTCATGGACAAATGCACTAATGCACGTTTCAGAATTGGTACTACTGGTACACTAGACGGTACAAAGACACACAAACTTGTCTTGGAAGGCGTGTTTGGCCCAGTATTTAAGGTGACCACAACCAAAAAATTGATGGACAAAAAAGAACTTGCAGAACTTAAAATTATCTGTATGATAATCGGATACACGGACGAACAAAGAAAACTTGTATCTAAAATGACTTATCAAGAAGAGATGGACTTCCTAGTGTCTAACCCAGAACGCAATGACATTCTGGCGAAACTGGCGACCTCTCAGAAGGGTAATACGCTGGTATTGTACCAGTTTGTAGAGAAACACGGCGATGTCCTGTATAAGATGATAAAGGCTATCACCGACAAACCAGTGTACTTTGTTTTCGGTGGCACCGAGACCGAACAGAGAGAAAAGATTCGCGAGTTGACAGAACAATCAAAAGACACTATAATTGTAGCCTCTTATGGTACGTTCTCCACTGGTATAAATATTCGTAACCTACACAATGTAGTGTTCGCCTCGCCAAGTAAGAGTCGAATAAGAAATCTACAGTCTATTGGTAGGGGTCTGAGGAAAGGCGAAGACAAATCTAGTTGTAATTTATTTGATATTGGTGATGATTTATCATGGAAGAACAAAAAGAACTATACTTTGAATCATGTGCTTGAGAGAATTAAATTATATAATGAAGAGAACTTTGAATACAAAGTAATAAGGATAGACTCTAATGGTAAAATGCAAACCTAGTATTATTTGTTTAGAAAATGGTATGCAACTAATTGTTGGTATCATATCAGAAGACGAAACCAATATTGAAACCACGATTCCTCTGGAAATAACAAGAATCAAAATCTCTGACACTCATGAGGCCTTGTCATTAAGGCCGTGGATATCTTTCACGGATCAAGAATCTTACATGATTAAACAAAGTAAGATCATTACTGTCTGCTCTTTGGATGAACAGTACACCGAAGGATTCTACAAGATGACCGAGGGGTACATGGAAGATAGAAAAGAGGGTTTAGATTTCATGGATGCCATGGACGATTACGATCCGCAAATTGATGAAGACGCCACGTTAGATGAAATCATGGATAAAATTACTCGGATGGGTAAACCCAAGGATCAGCTTCATTAAAGCTTAATTATCCTTTGAACCACAAGTTGATTATAATTGTTTTGACACCAGTTGTCAAGGTAAATTATTTGACCATTGACATTTAGTATAAAATGTACTATACTAGTTTTTTAATGTTAGGAATTTAATTATGGCAAACAAAAAAGAAAACAGACACTACGTCAACAACAAAGAATTTCTGGCAGCGATGACGGAGTATCGTGAAGAACGATTGGCTGCGGAAGAAGCTGGCGAACCCAAACCGAGGGTGTCGAATTATATTGGTGAGTGTTTTGTTAAGATCGCCAATCACTTGGCGTACAAGTCTAATTTTGTAAACTATACTTTCCGAGAGGAAATGATTCTCGACGGCATCGAAAACTGTATTACCTATATCAATAACTTTGATCCCGCTAAATCCAAGAATCCCTTTGCATACTTCACTCAGATTACCTACTATGCTTTCTTGCGTAGGATTCAGAAAGAAAAGAAACAGATCGATACGAAGAACAAGTATATTCAGAGTCTTGATCTTCACGCCATGATGGATGAACTTGGCGGAGATAGTGGTTCCAATGAATTTCTTGAGTACATGAAGAGACAGATTGAAGAGTCTGATAAGGCAAATGAGAAGTTTGCGGAGACCGCAAAGAGTCAACCAAAACGTAGACCAAAGTACTTCAATGACAAGGAAGCAATGGACTTAGCCAAAGAGAAAATTGAAGCACTAAAAGAGTCTTGACATCTGACCTACAACCAAGTATAATGGTAACAAATACTAGGGGGTATATATTATGAACGCATTTGGACTTGACAAGAATCCTATCGTTGCTGCACGTTTGCACAATGACAAACACGTTGTCAAAATGAATATTGAATATCCGCAAATGATGTCCACGGCTCACCGTGTGCTTGATGGTACTCAATACCTTGATAAGACTGCCAATGGTAGGAACATCAAACGATGGCGTATGGATGATGATGTTGTAGAACAAACTCTATACAAGGCATCTCATATCAATCATCCGACTAATATCTGGGTTCGTGCCACTCATGAAAATTACATGTGGATGTACACTCTATGGTCAGAACTTGCCAAAGAGTATACCTATCGTTATGGCAAACATCATGCCTCTTGGGTCAAACTCCACAAAGTTCTAGAAAAACCACCGGAGAATATTCGGCCGGGTGGTATCACAATTTTGCCGCAAGCAATGCCAGATGATGTCAAACGTGATGACTTTGTTGAGGCATATCAATTGTATTATCGTAAATACAAAGCTCATTTTTCTAAGTGGACAAAACGACCTGTTCCACGATTCATGACTGCTGTATGATTCTATGTAAAGAAGACTCGCTGTACGCGAGCAAACTAATTATTGATTACTTCTCAAACTTTGAAAGAATTGATGATTATTTTCGTGCAAGAAAAATTGAAAGGGTGAAGGCATTACCTCCACCCCTTTTTGGTATGTCTGTTGAAGACGACATGTTTCAAGATTGGGAAACGCCACCCGATGATATGGACTTTGAAGTTGTTCAAATGAACAACGAAATCTTTGACCAGATGTTAGAGATGACCGCTTCTTTCTCCCCCGATGAAGCGCCAGGCAAATCTCTAAAACTGGTGGTAAAAGAGAAGAACACAAACAAAGCCGTTGGGTTCATCAAGATGGGTTCTCCCCTCATCAACTCAAAACCCAGAAATGATTATCTGGGTGGCGTTCCCGATCTTGGAATCTTTAATCAACGTGCCATCATGGGGTTCAACATTGTCCCCGTACAACCATTCGGGTTCAACTATCTTGGTGGTAAACTTATGGCCGCAATCTGTTGTTCCCATGAGGTTCGCCGCATGTTGGACAAAAAATATAAAACAGAATTCTGTTTGTTTGAGACCACCTCTCTGTACGGTAACATCAAAGGCGCATCCATGTATGATGGCATGAGACCCTTTCTTAGATATAAGGGTGACACGCAGTCACAGTTTTTGTTGACTATGGGTGAGGACATATACTTTCATCTGCGTGATTGGTTTACTGAAAAGAACGATGGAGAAGAACTGATACACAAGGGTGCGTCTAGTCGCAAACTAAAAATGCAAACCAAGATGGTTGGTATTGTCAAGGCATCCTTGAAAGAACATGATGCTGATGAGTACAAAAGATTTACTGACACGATCAAGTCATCTACTGATGTAACAACAAACAAAAGATTTTATATGTCGGAATATGGATACTCCAATACAAAGGATGTTCTTCTAGGTAAGACCGACACATTGCAGAAAGCCGAGAACTTTGACAGGTTTGAATTGCCAGAGGTCATCAAGTGGTGGAAGAAACTTGCAACCAAACGACACAACAATCTTATGTCCGATGGTAGGATTAGAAAAGAGTTGGAAGTGTGGAACCAAAATACAATTGATAAGATAGATATTATACGATGAAAGTTGGATTTACTTGTGGTGCATTTGATTTGTTACATGCTGGACATGTAGTAATGTTGGAAGAAGCGGCCAGTCGATGTGATTGGTTGATTGTTGGGTTGCACATTGATCCGAGTGTGGATAGACAGAATAAGAATTCACCAGTGCAGTCCGTATACGAAAGGTTTATCCAGCTTGACGGGTTGAAGTATGTAGATGAAATTATTCCATACTCAACCGAGACTTGCTTGATGGATATTCTTCTCACCAAAAAAATTGATGTGAGATTTGTTGGCGAGGACTATAGAGACAAACGTTTTACTGGTGATGAATTGAATATACCTGTTGCATATACCAATAGGAAACATTCCTTTTCTTCTACTAGTTTGCGAGACCGAGTGAAGTTATCATGAAAATTGCATGTGCCAGATTGCGATCCAATGTGAGATACGAGGGCCCATTACAAACTGTGTTGGACAGTTTCTTGGAGAACTATGTTCGTTGGATGGAAGACAATCCCCAACACGAATATAGAGAGTACAACATTTCGTTTGGCGGCAAACCATCGCGTGACCCAGAAGTGATTGAGTGGGCAGATGTAATTGTGATCCCTAGTGACAGCGAGTTTCGATATCACGGTGAGTTGCAGATGAATCCAAAAGACCTTGCCAAGTCTCAGTCTCACATGGATAAGATCATCCCTCACTTCAAGGGTAAACATGTAATCGTATTGAGATCAGATAGGGGTGACACCGAAGAACTCTACCGCAAACACACATTGAAAGGTGAGACAATCAAGTCTTACACCGAGATTGATGAGATAGATTTCTCTGGCAACATTCATGGTATGAAGTATCATTTCATTAGAGAAAGGTTTGACAATGCCATATCTCAAATGTTTGGTAGGACATACAATCATGACTTTGGATATTGGGGTAGAATGAAAGATGGGTGTGATCGCGGCAAAGTATTGAGAAAGATTTACAGAGACCCCGACATCTCCACCGTTCTCATTGGTGGGTTTCCCTCTGGTATCAAGAGACAGTCTGCGTGGATCAAGGATTGGAATTTGTTGTATCCCAGACTAGAATCTTGCCGTGCGACATTGTGTTTCAACTGGAAAGACCCTGCTGCAACAACTTCAAGATATGTGGAGGCACTTGCGATTGGCATGATTCCATTTGTCTACAAGAACTATGATGAGAACAATACATACAATATCGATGACTGGCAAAGAGTTGATGACTTTGAGGACTTTCAGGCTAAGATAAATATATTGAAAGACCCCACGGCAATGGATTTTTTGCTTAAGCAGTATAGAAAGAATTACGAAGAGGTGTTGTTGTCCAAGAATGAATACTATGAGAAATTTTCATACAAAATGAATAGGGCTATTTCATGAAGGTTGCACTGGTAACTGACACGCACTTTGGTGCAAGGTCGGACAGTCTTGCGTTTGATGCGTATTTTAAGAAATTTTATGATGAGTATTTCTTTCCATTCTTGCAAGAAAATAACATAGATACTATTGTACACTTGGGTGATGCATTTGATAGAAGAAAGTTTGTAAACTTCAACACACTCAAATCTTGTAAGGAATACTTTTTTGGGCAGGCAGAACGCCTTGGTATGACATTGCACATGATTCCAGGCAATCATGATACATATTATAAAAATACCAATGACGTAAACTCATTAGAATTGTTACTGAAGGAATATGACAACATCCATGTCTATCCCGAAGTCACGGAGATAACGTTAGATGAAAGAAAAATTTTATTCGTCCCTTGGATATGCAACGACAATTATAGCACTACTATGGATGTTGTTAGTGAGACAGATGCCAAAGTATGTTTCGGACACTTTGAGTTTACTGGGTTCCAAATGTACAAAGGTGTTCCAAATCCTCACGGAATGGATACTGATGCCTTTGACCATTTTGATTTGGTATGC